CTAGAGCCAACCAGGCATGGTGGGAGGAGATGATGAAGTGGAGCTTACAGGACCAGCTCTCATTCCCGATTGTCGCGTCAGAACATGGTTTAGAAGTCAATGTTTGCAACAAGTCACTCATGAACAATGAATACTTTCAGGTGGTTGCCCATCACAGAATGGAGGAGTATGAAAAAGTTACCGATTCTCATCTGCACAACAGGATCGCCAAGCCTTGAAATCACACTGTCGAGCATTAGTCTATACGCCAAAGAAGCGCCTGTTTATCTGTCGAGTCGGTCCGAGACAATGGACCCACGAGTTTTCAGGTGGCTACTCAACTCGCAGAGTAATTTCGGTGACGCTTACAATAGGATCATGGACGATGCCTTCCAGCATTACGATGAAGTCATCATAGCCAACGACGATATATGCCTGACTCCTGACTCGTATAGATTGCTTTGTGAGGATGTCCAGCACCTAAAAGACGCAGGGCATAAATTGGGTGTTATTGGTTGCAGGTCTGACTTTATTCTGGATACGCAGAACATCAGGTATGAGTCTGGCCCAAGAAACGGGATGAAATGGGCGGAGGAAGAGACGATCAGGGAAGCCTCGGTTATTGCGCCTATCTTTGCCTACGTATCAAAGGAGGCTTTTAGTCAGGTCAGGTTTCCGCCGATAAATTGGTTCTCAGATAATGTGTTTTGTCATACACTTACGGTATTAGACTTTAGGCATTTTGTATCAAGGGCTTACGTTCATCACGCTGGCTCTCAGACAGTCGGCAAGGATGACCGTAAAAACCTCATGGAGGCTTCACGATGGATGTGGAAAAACGAATCAGGGATAGCAAGGCACTACCATCTCCCTACCGAATGAAGGTTCCTCCGGTTCCTATTCGATACGACAGGAAGGTGGGTATCCCCATGCAACCTAAGAAGGCTAAAAAATGAAGGGCTTACTCTCACCTAAAGTCATGATCGTCATGAAGGGCGAGGACAAAGAGGAATATTCCGATTGTCCGATTGCCACACAAGACATCGAGGTTAATCTTAAAAACCGCGAGAAGGCTATCGAGAAGGCCCAGTACGGACCTCTTAATCCTGATGAGCCTAATACCCAATACTGGCGCGACATGGGCGCAAAGTGGCGTGTGTCTGGCGAACAGGCCAAGAAATCGCGGTGCGGTAATTGCGCTGCCTTCAACCAAAAGTCTGAGATGCTTGACTGCATCGAGCAAGGACTAGGTGAAGAGGATGAGTGGGATGCTGTAGATGCTGGCGATCTAGGGTTTTGCGAGATATTTGACTTTAAGTGCGCTGCGGCTAGGACTTGCGCTGCGTGGGTAACCGGTGGTCCTATTACGGATGACAGCGATGAAGAAAGTATGGGAGAAGGCGAGACCGAAGAAGCTGGGGAAGAGTGAACCGCTTTCCAAGTCCGAGAAGAAGTCCGCAAAAGCGATGGCTAAGTCAGCAGGTAGGCCATATCCTAATCTTGTAGACAATATGCGAGCAGCAAAGAAATGAAAAAGACTAAGACTGAGAAGAAGATCAGCAAAGTTATGACTGAGTTCGGCAAGGGCAAGTTGCACTCTGGAAGCAAAAAGGGTCCAGCAGTAACGAACCCCAAGCAAGCGATTGCGATTGCACTTTCTGAAGCTGGCGTGAAGAAGAAGAAATGACCGCCGCCTGGACTCGTAAGGAAGGTAAGAACGCCAAAGGTGGCCTCAACGAGAAAGGCCGGAAGTCTTACGAGCGTGAAAATCCTGGGTCAGATCTAAAGGCTCCTGTTAAGTCAGGCGATAACCCGCGTAGAGCGTCTTTTCTTGCGCGAATGGGTAACATGCCAGGCCCAGAGAGAAAACCCGATGGGAGCCCTACCAGACTGCTCCTGAGCCTAAAGGCGTGGGGCGCAAGTTCTAAGGCTGATGCTAAGGCAAAGGCTAAAGCTATCTCGGCGAGGAACAAAAACCGATGACCTCCAACGGAGAATACGGTGAGTCAAGTAGAAAAAGTTTTGATAGAAAAGCTGATTCCTTACGCAAGGAACGCAAGAACACATGACGAAGCGCAGGTCTCGCAGATTGCGGCTTCCATAAAAGAGTTTGGGTTTAACAATCCAATCCTCATTTCTGACGATTACTCAATCATTGCTGGCCACGGAAGGCTTGCCGCGGCGAGAAAGCTAGGGTTAGCAGAAGTTCCTGTTATCAGACTGTCTCATTTAAGCGACACTCAACGTAAGGCGTATGTGCTTGCTGATAACAGGCTTGCGCTAAACGCAGGGTGGGACAACGACTTACTTAAGCTAGAGTTGATCGAGCTAAAAGCAGAGGACATTGACCTCGAAATGCTTGGGTTCTCCGTAGAGGAGCTAGACGGTCTCTTAAATGCGCTCGAGCCAACAGAGGGATTGACGGACGAGGATGCTGTCCCTGAGCCTCCACCGGAACCTATTACAAAGCCCGGAGACATCTGGATACTAGGCAGGCATAGGCTTATGTGCGGCGATAGTACGAGCGTGGATGCGGTTGAGAAGTTGATTGACGGGACAGAAATTGATTTCCTTTTTACCAGTCCTCCATATAACGCAGGAGATTCTGAGAAGCTGTCTGGGAATACTCATACAACAGACAATAAATATGCCACTTATCAAGACAATAAAACGCAAGACGATTATTTGGCATTTCTTAGGTCTTTTACAAATGCGTGGATGTGGGTTTCAAAATGTTTGGCTATAAACATTCAGCAATTAGCAGGAAACAAAATTGCTTTCGTAGAGTATTTGCATTCATATAAAAACAATTTAATTGACATTGCCGTGTGGAATAAAGGTCATGGTGCTCCGGCAATGGCGAAAAATGTCATGAATTCATGTTTTGAATATTTGATTTTTCTTTCACAAAATGAAAATCCATCAAGATCTATTCCTTGCGCTGATTTCCGAGGAACAATTAAAAATGTTTATGATGGATCTCCTAACAGAAACAATGAATTTTCAAATGTTCACGCGGCAACCTTTCCGGTTGATTTTCCTGAGTGGGCGATAAATAGTTTTACGAAACCAAAGTCAATTGTTGGAGATTGTTTTGGAGGTACTGGCACGACGCTTATTGCCTGCGAGAAAACAGGTCGGACTTGTCGAATGATGGAACTAGACCCAAAATACTGCGATGTCATCGTCAAGCGATGGGAAGAATTCACCGGAAAGAAGGCAGAATTAGTTAGTGAGCACTAACTTTCGGAGTTAAAAATATGCAGGGCGTGTTGCATGAACCAACGGATGAGAACAGAAAGCTAGTCAGAGGGCTGGCCGCGGTTGGCGTTCGTCACGAGGATATTGCCGCAAAGGTAGACCTAAGCGCGGATACGCTTGTCAAGTATTACAAGAGGGAGCTTGATGACGGTCGCGTGGATGCTAATGCCGCGGTAGCAAAAAGCCTTTATCAACAAGCCATGTCAGGAAATACCACGGCGATGATCTTTTGGCTAAAGACAAGGGCTAAATGGCATGAGAGCGTTAAGCACGAGATAACAGGTGAGAATGGTCAACCAGTTGCAATGCAGATCTCATGGGCGCAACCAGAATAATTATTCCTTATGCGCCAAGGCCTCAGCAGCTAAGGATTCATGAAGCGTTAGGAGAGAAGCGTTTTGCTGTTGTAGTGGCTCACAGAAGATTAGGAAAGTCGGTCTCCGCGGTTAATCACCTTATACGCGAGGCGGTACAAAATAACCGTGAGGCTCCTCGATATGCTTACATCGGGCCTACCTACTCTCAGACCAAACGAGTTATCTGGGATTACCTTCTCAAATTTACCCAGCCCCTCAACGCCACTGCGAATATTGCGGAGCTACGGGTTGATTTCTGGAACAGAAGGATTCAGCTTGCAGGATCTGATAACCCAGACTCTCTGCGAGGACAGTATTTCGATGGCGTTGTATTCGACGAATTTGGCGATCAAGACCCGCGTATCTGGTCGGAGGTGGTTCGTCCAGCTTTGTCCGATAGGATGGGATGGGCCTTATTCCTTGGAACCCCAAAAGGCGCAAATCACTTCAAGACCCTGAGAGACCATGCAGCAGAGCATAACGATTGGGCCATGCTTGAGTTCAGAGCGTCAGAGACAGGTCTTATCCCTCAATCTGAACTCGACGCTGCTCGATCAGAGATGGGAGACGATAAGTACCTACAGGAGTTTGAGTGTTCCTTCGACTCAGCTATCGAAGGTGCTTACTACGGACAGCTTCTCAATGAGTTACCGTCTGAGCGATTCGGAGAAATCCCAAGAGATGGGATAGCTAAGACTTATTGCGCCTGGGACTTAGGGATAGGCGACTCTACTGCTATCTGGGTTTGCCAGAGAGTGGGCTTAGAAACAAGGCTTATCGACTTCGTTGAGAACCACGGGCAAGGCTTGGATTGGTATGTGAACTGGCTCAGGACAAACAACTACGAGCTTGCAGAGCAGTTACTTCCGCATGACGTACAAGTACGGGAATTAGGCTCAGGTAGATCAAGGCTCGAACTTCTACAAGAGGCAGGGTTAAACATCACAATCGTGCCAAGGATGGGTGTGGACGATGGGATACAGGCCGTGAGAAGGCTGATTCCTTACTGTTGGTTCGACCCCAAGACTAAGCGCGGTGTGGACGCGCTGCGCAATTATCGGAGACAATACGATGATAAGCGTCAAGTCTACTGGGATAAGCCTCTTCACGATTGGGCATCTCACGCAGCAGACGCGTTCCGGTATTTAGCGGTCGGGATGAATGAGACAACAAGTTGGTCCAAGCCTCTGAAACCTAACGTATCTTGGGTGGTCTAAATGGATGATGGTCGGCTAAAAGCAATCCTACAAGGCGAGATCGACAACGCCATTGGTTTCTTAGAGACAGAGACCGTCGAGCAACGCAAGAACGCGCTCACCGCGTATATGAGGGACCCCTACGGCAACGAGGTCGAGGGCAGGTCTCAGATTGTCACAGGTGAGGTTGCAGAGGCTGTAGACGGGATGCTGCCGCCTCTTATGCGTCTCTTTACCTCTGCGGATCAGATCGGTGTTTTCGAGCCTGTAGGGCCAGGCGATGAGCCATTAGCAGAGCAGGCTACCGAATACTGCAATTGGGTGCTAATGAAACAGAACCCAGGTATTGCGATCATGCACGATTGGTTCAAGGACGCGATCCTTCAGAAGGTAGGTATCGTCAAGGCTTATTGGGATGACTCCATTTCGGTTACGAAGGAGCAGTACGCGAACCTGACCGATGATGAACTTGCGATGCTTCTGTCTGATGGGACGATGGAGATCGCAGGTCAGGAGACGATAGAGCAAGAGATGGACGGGCAAGTCATGCGTGTCCATAACGTGGCTCTGATGAGAAAGACCAAGGCAGGCAAGGTCAAGGTCGAGAACGTGCCTCCAGAGGAGTTCTTGATCTCTAAGGCAGGCAAGACCGTAAGAGACACACCATTTGTCGCGCACAGGAAACTCATCACAAGGT